TTACGCAGATACCTTTACAGAATATACTGCTAGAATATGTTTCGATGATATAAGTTTGGTAACCTATTTAGAATTTAACGGAGACGATTAAAAAATAAAAATATTATGGGAGCAACAGTAACTTCATTTACAGGTTTACAAAACCTAACAAATATACAAGAATTCCTTGCAGATTTCAATAGTTTAACATCTGTTGATTTATCTGGAATGTCAACACTTATTGAAGTAGATTTAAGTGATAACGATGCACCAGATAGTAGTACTAATTGTTTAACATCCGTTAATTTAAGTGGTTGTACATCATTAGAACGTCTTTATTTAGATGATAGTGATTTTTCAGCAGGATTACCTGATTTATCGGATTGCGATTCTTTGTATTTAATAGATTTTGACCAATGTGGGATAGTAGGTTCAGTAGATATATCTAACTTACCTGCATTAGAACAGTTTGATTTTAATGGTAATTTAGGATTAACCGAATTAATTATATCTTCAACCCAACCATTGGGTGATAATGGAAGAGAATTATTAGTTAATGACTGTGCTTTAACTCAAACCGCAGTAGATAATATACTTCTAGCATTAGCTAGTGGTAGTATTTCAGGTGGATTTGTAGACCTTGATAATGATAATGGTGAGGGAACAAACGCAACACCTGGACTAGTAGGTAGAGAATCACTTTTTGTTCTTAATTCAAGAGGTTGGAGTTTTGATATTGTAAATGGTAATCATACTATGTTTACTATGGCATACGAAGCAGCATCTGGTTCGGTATGTGCTAGTGTTAATTTAGGTTCATACTATATTGTATCGGGTTCAAATCTACAAGTTGGTAATAAACTATATCAAAATTCAGATGTATGGAATCCTGCAGTAAACGGTTTCTACGCTACAGGTTCTGTTTATTATCAAGTAAGTGGTAGTGGTACAATCATATCAAGTGGTAGTTGTGTATAAAAATAAAATAAAGTAAAAATATGAAACTAGTAAATTTAGTACCTGGAAAAGCAATTAACGATAAAGTAGTTAAGGAAGCATTGGATGATTTAGATACCAATTTACCAGTATCTATAGAAAGATATTTGGACAAAATGGTAGCTCAAATTAAAGGAATGAGTCTTTCTCGTAAAAAAGAAATTCTTGTATTAGCAAAGGTAATCGATGCTATGGGAATTGACAAACAAGAAATGATGAGATACGTTTCAAAAATTAAGAAAAACGATATATTAAAAAAATAATATGATACGTTTAAAAAACTTACTCAAAGAATCGGAAGAGTTACAACAACTCCCAACCGAAATGAAAAAACATTTCTTGGAAATCATTTCTACCTATGGACAACATAGAGAAGCAATGAGTAGAAAATCCGATATTAGACAAGTTGCCGAAACATTGGGAGCTATAGCAGATGCTGCCCAAGAATATACATTAAGAGAAGGTGGTGATTGGTTTGATAGAGTTACTATTAAAAGAAATATGAGTGAGTTAAAAAAATTACAATCCTCATTCGAAAAAGAATCATTAGAAGCGAAAGCACAAGAACAACGATTGGAAGCTCTATATGAAGATATGGGGAATGTACTAGGTAGATATTTTGAAATAGCTAATGTTTCAGAAAAAGTTATGAAAGAAAGATTGGGTAGAACTTCAATTCAAGAAGCTAAAAAATACGATATCGGTTCTGGATGGATGGGAAATGGTTTAACTATTTGGAATAGAGCCGAAGAACAATATGGTGATTATAAAATAATTGCTCATATTAGTAAGGATGGTACATTGAGTATCAGAGATAAACAACTCCCATCAGAAATCAAGCAAATGTTCCAAATGTGGGCAGATACTATGAAAAAGGGTGATAGACCTGGAACATACTAATTAAAATATAAAAATAATGTCACAAAAAGAACCTTTAAATGAACTAGGATTATTAGCAATACTTGGTACTATTGCATTCTTTGGGTTTATTACTATGTTCTTTAGTAAATTAGCTGATAATGTCGATGCATATTATCATGGTAGAAGTGTTGGAGTACAGAGAGCTTTAAAAGCAATTTATAAATCATTATATAGTAATAGAGGATTTATTAGTAGAATGAATGATATTGTTTCTACTACAGGAATCGGACCAGCTTGGATAACGGCGTTTATTAATGATTCATATACACAACGATTGTTAAAAGAATATAAAGATAATCCAGATATTAATTACGAAGAATTAGAATTAGAATTGGCAAGAACTGCAACCAAAGCGATGAATGATGAGGCTACCGAAAGAGGAATAACATCTGATATGAGTAAGAAAATGCAGGCAATGAAATGGAAAGCCTAAAAATAAAATAAATGGAAGAATTAGCATCATTGTTATTACAAAGTAGAACTCAAGCTCACTCATTTCATTTAGGTGTTAAAGGAATTGGTTCTCATTCTGCACATTTAGCATTAGGTGAATACTATGATTCAATTGGTGAATTAATTGATGGTTTGGTAGAAACATATCAGGGAAAAGAAGGATTAATTCAAATTTCAGGAATTGGAACTTTGGATAAAAATAATGATATTAAAAATATTATTAAATATTTCGATACATTATGTAATATGATAGCTAGATTAAGACAGAATCCTAAATTAAAAGACAGTTGGATTCAAAACGATATAGATACAATAGTATCACTTTTATATAAAACTAAATATAAATTAGTAAATCATCAATAATAATTATGATTATAATTGATATTAAAAACGGTAATATAGAATCGGCTCTGAAACAATATAAGAAAAAAATTCAAAATATTAAACAAACAGAAGAGTTAAGAGAAAGACAAACATTTGTTAAACCATCCGTTAAAAATAGGTTACAAAAAGAAAAATCCATAAGAAAAAATCAAAAAGATTTGGGGTTTCTTTAGTTTTCTAAAAAATTTATATATTTATCCTCGAATATCCTATCTTATATAGGATTTTTTAATTCAAATGTAGTTGATTAATGAATACCCTTCCCTATAAGGTGTGACCGAACAATCAACATAATTCTATTGGAGTTTTTAGAAATAACTTCACAATCAACACACAACAAAAAAAATGGCAAATTCAAAATTATTGAAAGAAGCAATCGCTGATGCCAAAGCCGTTAAAGAAACCGCTTTAGCAAACGCAAAGTTGGCTCTTGAGGAAGCATTTACTCCAAGACTTCAATCTATCTTATCTCAAAAGATGAGAGCAGAAGCTGAAGAAATGGGTGATGAAGAACAAGAAGCTACAAACGAAGAATTGAGTTCAGATGGTATCGGGTCTAAATCAGACGCTGGATATCCTCAAACTCCTGGTGCAAACCCGTCTTATGATGCAATCACTGATTTATCAGTAGGTGTAAAGAAAGATAGTGGTAAGCCAGAAGCAGCTGGTACTGACTACAAAAAAGTAGCAGACATCAACGAAGAAGATGATTATGACTTCGGTGGTGAAGAAGAAGAAGACCCTAACGCAGCAGAAATCGCAGAATTAAAAGCGAGATTAGCAGAATTAGAAGGTGAAGATGAATTCGGTGGTGAAGAAGCAAATCCGTTTGCACAAACTGAAGCTGATGACGAAATGGGAATGGATTCCGAAGAAGACCCAATGGAAGCTGAATACGGAATGGATTCAGAAGAAGATTCAGAAGATGCTATGGATTTAGAATCAATCATCAGAGAGTTGGAAGCACAATTAGGTGACGAAGAAGGTTCAGAAGAAGAAATGCCGGCCGAAGAAGACCCTAACGCAGCACAAATTGCAGAATTGAGAAGACAATTAGCTGAATTAGAAGGTGAAGATTCGGAAGAAGAACCAAAAATGGAATCTAAAAGATTAAGAGAATCACGTAGAAGATTGAAAGAAAATTTAGCAGATGGTTCTGAAGCAGGTACTGACAAAGGAGAAACTCCTAAAGTTGTTGTAACAAACGAAGCTGAAGAAGAAGATGATACACTAGATTTGGATGAAATTCTTCGTGAAATGGAAGCGGACATGGCAGGTGACAAAGAGAAAGTTGATGAAGAAGAAGATAAAGAAGAATTGAAAGCAGACTTAAACGAAGCTTACAAAACTATCAAATCTCTTCAAAGAACTATTAACGAAGTTAACCTTTTAAATGCAAAGCTTTTATTTGCAAACAAATTATTCAGAGCACACAATATGACTAACGAACAAAAAGTGAAAGTGATTGAAACTTTGGATAGAACAAAATCAGTTAGAGAGGTTAAATTGGTATTCTCTACATTAGCAGAGAATTTCAAATATACAACATCTTCTAACAAATTAACTAAAAGAGCCATTTCAGAAGGTATCGCTAGTAAAGCAGTTAAATCTACAAAACCTGCACAAGCTAAAGCGGTAATTAATGAATCGGTTAATTTTGCTAACAGATTTAAGAAATTAGCAGGTATTATTAAATAATTAAATAACACAAACAAATTCATTCAAAATGAACATTAAAAAATTAATGAGCGGCGCGAACCCACAGAGCGTGATGCTTGAGCAAACCAGAGGTTTGAAAGGCAAATGGGAAAGAACAGGACTACTTGAAGGAGTAGGTTCTGAAACTACAAAGCATGGTATGGCAGTAATGTTAGAAAACCAAGCAAAGCAATTATTGGATGAGGCAACTCGTACAGGTACATCTAACGGTTCGGAAGAGTGGGCTGGTGTAGCTCTACCTTTGGTAAGAAGAATCTTCGGTTCTATTGCAGCGAAAGAATTCGTTTCAGTTCAACCAATGAACTTACCTTCAGGTCTTATCTTCTACATGGATTTCAAATATGGTACTAACCCAGCAGGTAATCCAAACTTTACAGGTTCTTCATTATTCGGTAATGGTGGTACTTTTGGTAAAGATTCATTATCCCCAGCTGGTAACAAATTAGGTTCAACTCAAGCAGCTGAAGGTGGTTTGTATGGTGCAGGACGTTTTGGATACACAATCAACAATGCTACTGCAGAAATCACTTCAACATTCGCTTCAGCATCTTTAGCTGATATCGATTTTGATTTAACTTCGGGTTCAGTTTCTGCATCATTTGCAGGTAACACATTGAAGAAAATCATAGTTCCATTACCATCTGACGCAGATTTCAATGGTGTTAGAGCGTTCGAACCAACATTCTTAACTGGTTCAGCAGTAAATGGAATTTTCCCTCAATACACTACTAAAAACGGTTCAAATGTTGAATTCGTTGCAACTGTAACTGGTTTATCAAACTTGGCTACTGTTGGTGTATCGTTGGCATACCACAAACAACCTACTGATATCTCTCGTGGAGATTTCGAAGATAGAGGAACAGATTTGGCAATTCCAGAAATTGAATTGGAATTGAAATCAGAACCTATCGTTGCAAAGACTCGTAAGTTAAAAGCAATTTGGACTCCTGAATTGGCGCAAGATTTGAACGCATATCACTCTGTAGATGCAGAAGCTGAATTAACTCAAATGTTATCTGAATATATCTCTTTGGAGATTGATTTGGAAATCCTTGAAATGTTGCAGCAGAACGCATTCACAACTGAATACTGGTCATCTAAAGTAGGATATGAGTGGAATGGTGCTGGTTTCTCAATTGATTCTTCTGCGGCAGCAGCTTCTGCATACCAAAAGAACACTTGGTTCCAAACTTTGGGTATCAAATTACAAAAAGTATCTAACAAAATTCACCAATTGACTATGAGAGGTGGAGCAAACTTCGTTGTTGTTTCTCCAAACGTAGCTACAATTTTGGAATCTATGAACGGATTCTCTGCTAACCCAGGTAAAGATGCGTTAACTTTCGCAGCAGGTGTAACTAACATCGGACAAATCTCTAACAGATACGATGTTTACAAAAACCCTTACATGACTGAAAACGTAATCTTGTTAGGTTTCAAAGGTTCTAACTTCTTCGAGACTGGAGCAGTTTACGCACCGTATGTACCATTGATTATGACTCCTTTAGTGTACGACCCAACCAACTTTACTCCACGTAGAGGTGTTATGACTCGTTACGCAAAGAAAATCGTAAGACCAGAATTCTATGGTAAAATTTTAGTTGACGGTTTAGATACTCTTTAATATTTAGAGTTTTTAAATTAAATTAGAGGGAGCAGTAATGTTCCCTCTTTTTTTATTTTATATATTCATATTTATAGTAGTAAAACTATAATTAAGAATTATGTCTATAAACACATATTGGTCGGGTTCAACGGCATCCGCATTTTTATCGGCATCAGCATCCGCAGAAGCAACTCCGTTTGGATTATATGATTCGGATGCAGAATTTAGAACTGATGCACCAAAAACAGCCGTTTGGGTTGCAAAGAGATTGGGGTATCCGATTGTAAATATTGAATTAGATAACCAACAAATTTGGGCCTGTTTTGAAGAATCCGTTTCGGAATATTCTGCACAAATAAATCAATTCAATCTTCGCAATAATCTTGATATCCTAAAAGGACAGCCAAAAGGTAAGGTTTCAAATTATTCACAAACACTTGTTGAGGGTTCATATTTACCAACAACAGTTCGTATGTCCCAACAATATGGTACATTAGCAGGAGTAGGTGGTTCAACTTCAATTAAAAAAGCATATATCAATTTAACTGCTGGACAACAGAAATACAACATAATGAGTTCATCTGTTGATGTGGAAACATCTGCATCGTTTTCTACACTATTTACAGGAAGTTCAACGGTGGATGTAACTAGAGTGTATCACGAAGCAACTCCTGCTATTGCACGATTCTTTGACCCGTATTCGGTAGGAGCACAAGGTACTTTAAACTTAATATCAGAATTGGGATTTGGAAACTTTTCACCTGCTGCACAATTCTTAATGATGCCTATTTACGAAGATGTGTTAAGAATGCAACAAATTGAATTAAATGACCATATTCGTAAATCGGCTCACACATTTAATATAGTAGATAATAAATTAGAAATATTTCCTGTACCTACCGATGGAACTGTTAGTAGAGTTTATTTTGAATACATAAGTAGAGATGAATTTGAACATGATTCTCAAACTGTTCAAGCAGATTCACTTTCGGATTATTCAGATATTCCGTATGATTTTATTCAATACTCAAATATAAACGATGTTGGTAAACAATGGATTAGAAAATATACATTAGCACTTTCAAAAGAATTATTAGGAGCAATTAGAGAAAAATATTCTTCAGTTCCAATTCCAGATGGTGAAGTTAACTTGGATGGAGCGGCATTGAGAGCTGAAGCACAGGTGGAGAAAGATATGTTGATAACTCAATTAAGAGAAAATTTGGAAGAATTGAGTAGAAAAAATGTGATGGAAAATAAAGCACACGAATCAACTCATCAGCAAGAAATGTTGAGAAAAGTTCCACTTAAAATATATGTAGGATAATATGCCAAAGTTTTTATTAGGTAGAGATATTGATTTTTTCAAAAGTATAGCCAGAGAATTGGTTGATACTGTTATAGAAAATACTGTCGTTTTATACAAAATAAATTTAAATGAAACAAAGGTAAATATCTATGGTGAATCATTAAATAAAACTTGGCATACAGGCGTAGAACTATACGCATTAATTGATAAAGAACCTGAATCGGCTCTATACGAAGGATTTGGTCCAGATACAAATCAAGATATAACATTTAAATTTGATAGAGGATTATTAGAAGAACGAAATATACATCCTGAAATAGGTGATGTTGTTTATTTTGATAATCAGTATTATGAAATAGGTAATATGAATGAAGTACAATTTATTGGTGGTTTACCTGCTAATACTTATAGTATAGTATGTTTTGCATTTTTAGTAAGTAAATCTAATCTTAATATTGAAAAGAGAATAACATAAAAATATGTCTACAAATCCATTAAGAAAACAGGAGAGAATTCTTCAAACTAAAAAGGAAAAAGGAGAATTAAGACAATCGGTATCTTTATTTGATATTGATTATGCTATGATGTCTTATTTGGAAGATACGGTATTACCTACATTAGATGATAATGGCAAATCTTTAAAAATACCTGTCATATATGGAAACTCCGAACGATGGAATGGAGCAAGAAGACAGGGAGTTTACAGAGATGCAAATGGTAAACTTCAATTACCGATTATGATGATTCGTAGAACATCTATTGCTAAAGATGATGCAATGCCAATGCAAAATCGGCATGTAACTTATCAAGGTATTACAAAATATTCAAAAGATAATAGATACGATAGGTTTACACTATTGGGAAATAATTCTCAACCAAAATACGAAATATATAAAATTCAGATGCCAGAATATGTAGAATTAAGCTATGAGTGCATGGTTTGGACTTCTTACATAGAACATTTAAATTCAGTAATAGAACAATTACAATACACTGGTACATATTGGGGTGATAAAAATGGATTTCAATTTAGAACAAGTTTAGGAGATTTTAATGTAATAAACGAAGTTGGGGATGGTACTGAAAGAGTTAACAGAATTGAATTTAGTTTATCCGTTAAAGCTCATTTACTTCCTGAAAAATTCGATGGAGAAGATACAACTAAAAAATCATTTTCTACGAAAAGAGTAGTGGTATCAACTGAAACGGATGTAACAAGTGGAACTGGTAGGTTGGAAGGTATATTAACTACACCATCACCATATTATGATAATAAAGATTTGATTGATTTTCTTTCTTTAAATAATAGTAAAATACAAAATCCAATAGTATCTAATACCATTACATTTGGTGGGATAAAATTAATAAAAACTCCACCTACGTTAATATCAGTGGTTACTTCAGGTATAGTACTTGGTGATAGTACATACGATATTAAAGTTTATATAAATGGTATACGCTATTATCATAATACACACTTTTCTATCGGTATAACATCATCATCTTTAACTATTAATTTTATTCAAGCAAATTTAGGATTTGCAGTTGATAGTGCAGATGAAATTTCTATAACAGGTAAATTTATAAATGTGTAATGAAGAGAAGTCTTTTAGATATAACACAAAAAATCAGTAGAAAACCTGCTAAAGCAGTTTTAACTCCAAAGGATTTAACAAATTCTATTTATTGGATTTATGAAGCTACAGGTTGGCGATTTGTGAGTATATTACGAGAAATTGAATATAGAACTACACAAGATAGGTTACAAGTTTATATCAATACACAAAGTATAAGTGCAAGAGATTATGAAGTTGAAGAAGGTAGTAGTGGGCTATTAATAAAATTTATAAAATCTAATTTTGAATATCAATTGGATAGCATCGACTACATAGAAATGAAAGGAGATATAGAACGATATGCTTAATAGATTTAATTCAAATGCGAAAAAATTAAATAGGATTATACCAAAAATAAATCCTAATAATTTAAATGATGAGTTATACATCACAGGTAGCTTATTAAATATAGAATTACCATCATCAGCTTCTTATCAATCACATATTCGTTCAAATCCAAATTCAACTAAATTAGTAAATAATAAAAATAAAATATCAGAATTTCATAATGAAATTTTACAGTTTAGTGGAAGAATCGTATCAAGAATAATAGATGCTTTTGATAATACTGGGTTTGGAACTCTTACAATTTATAACGTAGCATTGGATTATGGAACGGAAGGAGCATCTGCTGATAATTTTGAAATATTAGTTTATGGATTACATATTCCAGGAAATTATACAATAAAAGAAATCGGAAACGATGTGGTAATTACATTAAATGATGAATATATAGATTTTGATAATGTAACAATTGATGATATTTATGTTATAGGTAAATTGGTAGATATTCCAATTGCAACTGAAGATGGTTTTATCATAACAACCGAAGATGGTTTAGATATAATAATATAATAAATGGCAAACGTAAGAAAAAGGATATTAGAATTAACGGCATTAGAAAGTGCATCATTAAATACAACAATAGTTGGTGTAGATGGTGGTATAACTTATAAAATAGAGTTGGATACCCTCGCAGATGCAGTTACTTCTAGAGTTAATATATTAGATAGAGACAGATTAGCATCTTTAGAAAGTGTAACATCTTCTTTTGAAATAAAAGGTAGAAGTGTAATAAGTTCATCTGCACAAATTACATCATTAGGATTTATTAGTTCTTCTACAACAATTCCAGCTGGAACTATATCTTCATCTGCACAAATTACATTATTTGGATTTGTTAGTAGTTCAATTGATATAACTTCTTTAAATTCATTCACATCTTCGCAATCATCATTAAATACTGCATTCACAAACGGAATTAGTGCAAGATTACAAACATCTTCTTTTAACGAATATACCGCATCACAATCAACATCATCATTAGTAAATAGATTAAACGCAATTGAAAGTGTAAGTGGTAGTTGGATTACTGAAAGTGAAACGGGTTCATTTTTGACATCATTAAGTGGAGCAATAAGTTCATCTACACAAATATCAGATTTAGGATTTGTAACAGGTTCATACACTACTATAAATTCATTCAATAGTTTAACACAATCTTTCAATTCAATATCACAATCATTTAATGTTATTAGTGGTAGTGTTGGAACAATTGATTTTAGTACATTGGCAACAACTGCTTCAAATACTTTTATAGGAAATCAAACTATAAATGGTGCATTGGAAATATCACAAAGTATTCATAATTGGGAATTTGGTACGGATGGTATATTAAAATTAAATAATGGATATGGTGAAATATATGCGGATGCAGATAGTGGTTCAGTTAGAATAGGTACCGCAGCTGAAAATGTAGCACCAAATGCACAAATTATACTTGGTGGATTTAATGAGGTATTTAAAATCAAATCCGGACCTCCTTTAAGAGAATGGACGTTTGAGGGAAATGGTGATTTTAATTTAAGTGGTAGTATAGTTGGTGCATCAAATTTAGCAACAACTGCTTCAAATACTTTTATAGGAAATCAAACAATTAGTGGTTCTACATATATTAGTGGTGGATTGAATATTACAAATAACGGATACTCTTGGAGTTTCGAATCGAATGGTAGAACTAAAATACCAAACATTACCTTTAATTCAGACAGAGGAACTGGTATGGTTGGTATTAAACCTGTGGCGGGTAGAGAATTTCAAATCGAAACATCAACTGCGGAAAGTAGTGCAGGTCCTTGGGTTTTTGGATTAGATGGTACTTTAAGTGCACCTAATGGAGCTAATATATTAAGAGTTGGTAATTTAGTAACAACGGCATCTTTCAATTCATATACGGCATCGCAATCTACATCATCATTAGTGGATAGATTAAACACAATTGAGAGTGTAAGTGGTAGTTATGCAACAACTGGTTCTAATCAATTTAATGGTAACCAAACTATAACAGGCTCTCTTATTCACGGATTAGAGGGGAATATAGCAACCGGAGAACACTCACATGCCGAAGGAAGTGTTACTAAAGCAATAGGAAACTACTCACATGCCGAAGGAGATTTTACACAAGCAAAAGGAGATTACTCACATGCTGAAGGCCAAGAAACAATAGCATCGGGTTCATATTCACATGCAGAAGGTTATCAAACAATAGCATTGGGTCAGAGACAACACGTAACGGGTCAATATAATTTTGTATCACCCGTACAATCCGCTTTTATTGTAGGTAATGGAACTGATAATAGTAATAGAAGTAATCTTATACACGCCGCAGGAAATACAGTGGAGATAAGTGGTTCATTAAACGTAACTGATTCAATCAATGGTACAATCAACGCAACAAATGGTGTAATTAGTGGTTCTTCACAATTGACATCATCATACGATGCAAGATATGCTTTAAGTAGTTCATTTTCTTCAATATCATCATCATTTAATAGTAGATTTAATGGATTGGTAACTACTGGTTCAAACACATTTAGTGGGTCACAAATATTTAGTGGTTCAATGGTTGTTACATCAGGACAAATAATTGCATCTGCAATTACGAACAATAGTTCATCACTATTCTTACAAAGTGGTAGTAATTTATATGTTCAAAATAATGGATTAGTAGAAATTACAGGTTCATTAAACGCAACATCTATAACGGGTTCAATAGCAGCAACCAATGGTGTAATAAGTGGTTCAACTCAATTGACAACTGCATTCCCATCAAAAACAACGGGAGCTTGGTCGGTACCAGCAGGAGCATCTACACAAAGTTTTACAGTAGAAGCCGGTGCTTCATATACAATGTGGGTAAATGGTAATATTCCAAATGGTATTATAACTTGGAACGCAACTGTAACAACATCAAATACCAATGTTCCGGTAGTTGGTTCTCAATATGGTTGGTATTACACAGCAGGTAATGCATTAGTTTTAACTGCAATGCCTGACCAAATTATAGGTACAACTAATACTCTCATATCCTCTCCAACATCATACGCACCAAATACTTCAAATGTATTTAAGTTTGGTATCACAAATAATAGTGGGACAACCCAAACAATTAATTACGGATATATAAAACTATCATAAGTTATGCCAATAATATTTCAAAATGGATATACAATTACACCAAATCCATATATGTTGGTTACGAATGGGCTATTACTTCAATTGGATGCAAATAATTCAACAAGTTATCCTGGTAGTGGAACAACGGTTTTTGATTTAACCAATTCGTATAATCATACATTGACTGGTGCTACATTTACTACATTGAATGGAATAAAATGTTTTGAGTGTACATCGGGAAATAATAGAGTTGTTGTAAATGGAACAGGTCCAACTTTACCAACAACAGGATATACCTATGTAACTTGGGCAAGATTGATAAATAATAATTCCGGATTTAGAACATTACTCTATACAAATTCACCTAAATATACACCAATTACCATTCCCAATGGAACAAACACATTAGGATATTGGGATAGTGCATTTAGAAGTTCAACATTTGACCTTACATCTTTTGTTGGGGTTTGGACTCAATATACAGTAGTTGGAGATAGTGCATCTCAAACATTCTACATAAATGGTTCACAGGCAGGAAATACAATTGCTTTCGGTTCGGGTGGAAGAACACATTGGGGGTGGGGTAATAATGATACCGCTGGTCAACCTTTTGGACATGTTGCAAATCTTTATTTGTATAACAGAAAATTATCAATTGAGGAAATAACACAAAATTATAATGCAATAAAACCGACTTACGGATTATAAGAATATAAGATATTTATAGGATATGGCAAACTTAATAAGATTAAAACAAATAGAGAGTGGTTCTCAATTAAGTACCGCAGCATCGGTTGGACAAGACTTTAGTGCATCGGTATTTGAAATTATAGATGGAGCAGGTCTTGTTTCATCATCTGCACAAATTAATATCTTACAAACTACCAATTTTGTTGCGTTTAGTTCTTCAATTTCAACTTCGTTTGGAAATGTTTATACACAATTAGCATCTATAACTGGTTCAATAGAAACTGGATTAAGTGCAAGTGTTGCAACTTCGTTCTCACAAAGTAATGCGATATTTACACAATTTAGTTCATCTATTAATACACAAATTAGTGCAAGTTCGGCTAATACACTTAATATCTCATCATCGGTAAATACTAGATTAACTAATTTAGAATCATTCAGTTCTTCATTGGATAATGGATTTGCAACTGATGCGGAGTTAACATTATCACAATCAAATATTAACATCGACATGGGTGAATGGTAAATAAAATAAATATAACATACCAAACATACGATTCGTAAAAAAAAACATATTTATTAAAGTATAATCGTAACCAAAACCAAAAAAGATTAACCAACGCAATATGGCACAAATAATTAAACACAGACGCGGTAGTTTAGAAGCCCTATCCGCCGTAACCTCATCACTTCAAAAAGGTGAATTGGTAATTGCTTCTGGCTCATCGAACTTATCGGTAACTAATGGAGCATCCATTGTATTCGCAGTTCCAGAAAATGGACAGGTACAAGCGGTAAATAGATTTCTAGTAGGTAACGCCGCTCCAAATACATTTGCTGCCGGAACTTACAACGGATTAGTAAAGGGTGTTCCTTACTATGCAAGTGGTAGTTCTACTTTATATTTGTTGGGTGAAGGAGCCAATGATATTCCTGATTTAACAGGTAACATTACTAACTTTAGTTCATCGGTTTCTGCATCAATAAGTGCATTATCTGCATCAATTGGTGGTGGTTCAATTGGTAATTCAGTAAGTTTATTAAATACTTTTAGTGGTTCACAATTAACACAAAACGCTACATTAGCAACTTATACGGGTTCAGTTGATACTCGATTAACTGAAATTGGAGTTGTTAGTGGGAGTTTGATTTCTTCAGCAAGTGCAGCAGCAGTTGCAGATGCGAATCAAAATTTATTTACGCAATCAGCAGAAACTAGATTTACTGAAATTGGTGTAGTTAGTGGTTCATTGATTAGTTCAGCATCGGCAGCATCAGTTGCAAACGCAAATCAAAACTTATTTACTCAATCAGCTGAAACTAGATTTACTGAAATTGGAGTTGTTAGTGGTTCATTAATATCATCTGCAAGTGCAGCTAATGTTTCAATAACAAACTTAAACTCATTTAGTGGTTCTCAATTAACTCAAAACACTGCATTAGCAACTGTTACGGGTTCATTAATCTCTTCAGCATCAGCTGCAGCAATTGCAATTGCAAACTTAAATACAAATAGTGGTTCTTACGCAAAATTAAACGGAGGTAATCATTTTGATGGAACACAAGTAATAACTGGTTCAGTTTTCATCACAGGTTCATTAACTGTATATGGTTCTTCATCATTTGCTAACGTATCTGCATCTATTGTTGAAATTGGAACTAATGTAGTTAAATTAAATACCGCAACACCAGCAGTTAGATTTGGTGGAATAACGGTAGCAGATAGTGGAAGTGGAGCGGGTGCAAGTGGTTCATTATTCTGGGATTCTCAAGATAATCATTGGATTTATCAGCACCCATCGGGTGGTGCAGAATCAGGTTTCACTGCAAGATTAATATCCGGACCTGCAAATTCTGGTTCAATAGGCGATGAAGCAGGGCTTACTGCTGGTAAATTGGTGGTTGCAAGTGGTGATGACAACATTAGTGATTCAATCGTTACACAAGCATCTGATAATTCAACAATTTCGGTAGCAGGTGATTTGGATGTATCTGGTTCAATCATTGTTGATAACACAATAATTGGTCCTGGAAGTATATTTTTACAACCTGATGTTAGCGATTCTTCGAAAAAACTTGAAATTTATAATACCGCCCCATCGGATGTTCATATTAAATCAACCAGTGGACAAACATTTTTAGGTGATGATACTAACTTTGTAAAAATTGATGATTCCGCACAAACGATAACTATTACTGGTGTAAATGGTGTATTCATTAATAATTCATTAGATGTAACTGGTCCAATAAGTGCATCAGCAGGATTTAGTGGTTCAATCGCAGGTATTGGAAACGTAACGGCATACTCTTCATCGGTAAGTGCTTCATTAGCAGCAATCGTTGCAAATGTGGGTAGTGGTGTTGGAGTTTCAATTGATAACTTAAACTTATTTAGTGGTTCACAATTAACACAAAATGGTACATTAGCAACTTACACTGCTTCAGTTGATACAAGATTAACTGAAATTGGTGTAGTTAGTGGAAGTTTAATCGCTTCGGCATCAACTGCTAAAACAACAAACGATACACAGGATGTTAGATTAACTAATATTGAATCGTTTAGTGGTTCACAATTAACTCAAAATGGTACATTAGCAACCTATACTGGAAGTGTTGATACAAGGTTAACTGAAATTGGTGTAGTTAGTGGTTCATTGATATTATCTGCTTCAGCAGCTAAAACAACAAACGATTCACAGGATGTTTCGATAACAAACTTAAACTCATTTAGTACTAGTGTAAACATTTCTGTTACGGCGTTAAATAGTTCATCGGCATCACAACAAACATCTATTGATGCATTGAATAGTTATACTTCTTCAAATACATCAACAAATGCTTTAAACGCGTTTACTGCATCGGCTGAAACTAGATTTACTGAAATTGGTGTAGTTAGTGGTTCATTAATCTCTTCAGCATCAAACGCTGCAAGTAGATTAACTACATTAGAAGGCACAGGTACAATACAAGGTTTAGGTACTGGCAATAACGTAACATTTGCAAAAGTAACAACGACGGGTGATGTAGTAGTAGGTGGTGATTTAGTAGTACAAGGTAATACCGTAACATTAAATACCGCAACATTAGTAGTTGAAGATAAATTAATTACATTAGCGAGTGGTTCAACATCTTCCACAACCGCAGATGGAGCAGGATTTGAAGTAGCAGGCGCGAGTGCAAACTTTATTTACCAACATTCAACAACTGCATTTACTTCATCAGTAGCATTAATCGCACCTGCGGTTACCTCATCCTTTAATTTAGGTTCGGCAGCAGGAAGTTCTAAAAGAGTAGCATTCCGAAACACAAATGGTAATTTGGATTTAGTTCCGACCGCAAGTATAGCTGGAGATTTACTACAATGGGATGGTACTGATTTTGTAATGAGTAACATAGTTGATGGTGGTTCATTCTAAATAATAATCCCCTTCTTTAGGAGGGGGTTTTTAAAAATTATTAATGGACAAAAAACATCAAATATAATGGCTCAAAAAATATTACAAAAACGGTCGCTGACATCAGGAAAAGTTCCTGACACTGGCTCCCTATTAGTAGGTGAGTTAGGTATAAACGTATATGATGGTAAGGTTTATTTACATAAATCTGGTTCTTCACAATCAATTGAAACATTAGTTACTACCAATTCAACCACAACGGGTTCCATCTATTTAACAGGAACGGGTTCATTTGGAGAAGCTAGTATCACATTTGACGCAAATGTTGGACAAGATTTATATGTAACTAGAGATATCATTGGAAATGGTGATATTGATATAGCAGGAGCAGTATCTGCATCTATTGTATCAGCATCTGTATTCATTGGTAATGGTGCTCAATTGACGGGAGTTACCGCATCAATGAGACCTGATGATTTTGATTTCAATTCAGAACCATTTGCAGGGACAATCGGATATATACAAGGTAGTGGTTCTCTTTACAAAGTAGCAACTACACCAACCGCAGTAGAATTTAGATACAACGATGAAATTAGAGGAACTTTTACAACTACAAATGGGTTTAGTGGTTCACTTTATGGAATCGGTGATGTATTAGCATTTAGTGGTTCAGTAGCTAATAGATTAGCAGCTTTAGAATCTGGTTCAGATGCAGGAGAATTTTAAACAATTATAAAAATATTATATATTTATAAAGGTACTATACATATAGTACCTTTTTTTTGTTACACAACTTAAAAATCTATAGACCATATATATGGCACAAAGTATTATACTAAAGCGTTCATCGCTACCTGGAAAAGTACCCGATACGGGCTCATTAAATGTTGGTGAAATAGCAATAAATACTTACGATGGTAAGTTGTTTATTAAGCGTTCGGGAAATTTAGATTCTATTGAAGGAATTGTAGTAACGAATTCAACTACAACAGGTTCAATAACTCTAACAAAAACTGGTTCATTTGGTGAATTAATAGTAGTACAAGATGCCAATATTCAAAGAGATTTATATGTAACAAACGATATTATTGGTGCTGGAGATATTGATATTACTGGAAATATTACTGGTAGTTCCGCATTATTAAGTGGAAGTTTAATATTAAGTGGTTCACAAACCATAACAAACAATTTAACCGTATTTGGTGAAGTAAATGCACGACAATTTAATATTAGTGTAATTTCATCATCTATAATTTTTCAAAGTGGTTCAACTAAATTTGGAGATACATCCGATGATATACATTCATTTACAGGTTCAGTTTCCGTAAGTGGCTCCTTATTAGTAAATGGAACAGAAGTAGGAGTAGCACCTGGCCCAAATACATTTGATTTTAATTTAGACCCAGAAGCAGCAGGAACTGTAAACTTTATAGAGGATAGTACAGGAAATACACAAGCAATTGCTAGAACTGGTTCTTTTGATGTTTTAGTAAACGGAAATACTTATTTATCAGTTAGTGCATCTGCTATAAATGTAACAACAGGTAGTATAACTGCAAACTATATGCACTTGGCAAAATATATTTCAGAATCAGGTGATTTAGATTTTAATATTTAAGATATTTATACAAAACAGAAATAACAATAAATGGCAGCTATATTTCAAATAAGAAGAGGTTCGGGTTCAGTATCATTAAGTGATGGTGAATTATATGTAAACAAAGGACCTGACTCGTTACAATACGCAGTAGGTGATAAAGAAATTACTTTAGCAAAATTAGATGAACTGAATACTGGTTCATTATATTTAAAAGGTGGAATTTCTGCATCTGGAGATATTACTGCATCAAATTTATATGTATCGGGTAATGTTGTATTAGGTGGAACAATTACAATTGGTGATTCTACATCAGATAATGTAATAGTAAACTCACCATTTAGTGGTTCAATTATTCCATCAGGTTCAAACGTATTTGATTTAGGTAGTGACACTTATAAATATAGAAATATACACGCAACATCTATATCAGGAGCAATAGCAGCAACAAATGGTGTGATATCTGGTTCATCTCAAATATCTGCATTATTAGATTCTTTAAACTCATTCAGTAGTTCACAATTAACTCAAAATACTGCATTAGGAACTATTAGTGGTTCATTGATTAGTTCAGCATCAACTGCTAAAATTACAAATGATTCACAGGATGTTTCAATAACTAATTTGAACTCTAATTCTGAAAGTGTAAATATTTCAGTTGCAGCATTAAACTCAAAGACGGGTTCATACGCAACTACTGGTTCTAATATTTTTATTGGTAATCAAACCATTACTGGTTCCTTAACTATTAGTGGTTCATCTACTTTTAGAAATATAGGACCAACAATACTATCTGGTTCAGTTTTAGTGAGTGGTAGTATTAATTCCGATGGGTTTGAGTTAGATGCATCATTGACAACAAATATACCTGCGTTAAATTCTACATTTAATTCAGATTTTTCAAGTTCTGCTTCAACCTTTATTAACAAATCATTGGTATTAGGTGATGGTAAGGTATTAGTAGCTGGTAGGTTTGAAAGTGTAGATGGACATATTACCAATGATATAGCAAGATTTAATTCAAATGGTAGTATTGATACTTCTTTTTCTTCACCTATATTTAGTACAACAATTGGGGGTGATACTAGTGGATTGATAAACACATTTGTTACCCAGTCTGATGGTAAAATTATTGTAGGTGGTACTTTTAGTAGAGTTAATAATATTTCAAGAGCAGGACTTGCAAGATTAGATGTTAATGGTTCATTGGATGCAACATTTGCAGTTCAGTCTTGGGGTTCATTTGGGGAAGTTAGAGATATTGTAATTCAAAACGATGATAAAATAGTTTGTGTAGGTAATTTTACATCAGGAAGTAGACGAGTAAATTCAGATGGTAATCTTGATACTTCTTTTGATATAAATCAAGGAAATTCTCAACCAACCGCATTCAATAATGGGGAGTTTCATTCAGTAGCATTGTTGGATAGTGGTTCCGAACAAGCAATTTTAATTGGTGGTGAATTTCAGGCTTGGGGTTCATTTTCTAATTACAAATTTATTGTAAAACTTCATCCTAGCGGTGCTTTAGATTCGGGATTTGCTGGTACTAATTTAAATATAGCTACTGGTAATAGTTTAGATAGAATTAAAAAAATTAAAGTAGGTGATGCCTACTCCGTAGGTGATAATGGTTATATCTATATTGCTGGTAGATTTAGAGATACGTTAGCAGGACCAAATGTTAGGAATGCTGGATTTGCAAGATTAACAACCGCAGATGAAGGTAATGGAGCGGGTGCGTTTGATAGTGGATTTAGAACATATATAAGTGGTTCAGACCAAAATCTTTCGGGTGTATCCGTATATGTAAATGATTTTGATTTCTACGATAGTGATAAAATCCTATTAGGTGGTAACTTTATCACCGTTGGTATTCCTGGATACTCTACCACATCCGCTAACAGATTTGCAATAGTAAGTCAAAATACTGGTAATATCATAAGTGGATGGGCTGCTTCAGGCAGTGCTTCTACATATAATTTAAACACTGGTAGTGTAAATTCGGTAACACTTATTCCTTCTACCACAAATGTGTTAGTAGGTGGTACATTTACTAGTGCTAGTTCCCCGTTAACCGCAAGAGAAGGTTTGGCAAGTTTGAAATTAGCTGGATTAGGTAATGTAACAACTACATCTGAATACACAATTACTGCAAATGTAAATGAATTATTGATTAGTTCATCTAATACATACTTTAGTGGAAATATAACTGCATCTGTAATTAGTGCCTCATTCGTAGGTGATGGTAGTGGATTGACGGGTGTAACCGCAGAAGATGTAGAATTTCAAAATATTTTAAACAAACCAACACTAATATCTGGTTCATCTCAATTAAGTGGAACTACTATTACGGATTTAACTATTATTAATCTAACAACCGTTAATGAAACTGCATCCGTTATATTTAGTAGCGGTTCTAATCGATTTGGCGATTTTGGAGATGATACACATTCATTTACAGGTTCAGTTCAGATAAGTGGTTCAACTATAATAACAGGTAGTGTATCAGCAACATCATTTAACGGAACAATAAATGCAACAAATGATGTAGTATCGGGTTCATCGCAAGTTGATATTACTTTAACAACTAACTATACAACATTTAGTAGTTCAGTTGCAACATCAATAAGTGCATCAGTTGCAGCAGGAACTCCAACTTTTGAAAATATAACTGGTAAACCTGCAGGATTAGTAAGTGGTTCATCACAAGTATCTACATTATTAGATTCTTTAAATACATTTACATCATCATTTAGTGAATCAGTATCCGCTTCCATAGCCGGATTAGCATCATCATCTGGATTCATTAACTATGTAACTAATAGTGTTCAAAGTTTAACTGGAATTGAAGTTGCGGATTATAGTACAGATGTTGCAGTTACATTTATAAATGGAACTTTAAAATTTATATTCGGAAC